GAGTTAGTTCCGTAAGAAACTGGATCCTTATCAAAATCTCCTGCGGAGACCTTAACAAAAACACCAGCATCGCCATCGCCAGAGTCAGTAGTTGACTCGTTGACGCTTGCGCCGTCTAATGCGAAAAGATTGATAACATCATTTTCGTCATATTGTCTGAATGGTAGAATTCTTTGTGACATAATTTTATTTTTTTATTGTTGATTTTTTTATGAAATTTCGATATTACTGCGATCAAACGCAGCTGAGAATTTTTCTCTCATTGTTTTTTCCTCTCGGGAAACATCTTCGTTGGAGTTAGCAATTGATGCTTCTGTAGTTTCGGCCCCATCAAGGATCTCCTCTTCAGTTTTGCTTGCAACTGCTTCTTCGACAGCTTTTTCTTCTGGCTTAGAAAGGCGCTTTTCAACTTCTTGTTGAATGCGAGCTTCCATTTGCTTTTCAAATTCAGCTTTGGCTTCTTTGCTTTTGTGCTTCCAGAGTACAACGAGTTTTTCTTCAAAAGACGCAAATGCCTCTTCCGCTTCGTCGATATCCTTGAGCTCTTTTGCAAGAAACTCTTTGTCTTCGTCTTCGAGATCAAATTTTTGATCAAGTACGTCCATTCTCTCGTTAAAACGAGCAATTGCTTGTTCAGCTTTTTGGGCTGATTGGTATTCTGCAATTTTTGTTTGGGCTTGCTCAAACTGAGACTTTAATTCTTCGACTGAAGATTTAAGTTCTGCATGTTCGTTGGCTACAGCCTCTTTTTCTTCCTGAGCTTTGGTAAGTTCTGCACGGAATTCCTCGTCTTTTTCCTTGATAGCATCTGCAAAGGTGCTTGTCATGGAGGCGATTGCTTCCTGTGAGAACTTCTTGTCGGCCAGAAGATCCTTCAGTTCGTCGATAACTTTTTCAGTTTCCATAGATTTAATCTTTTTAAGGTTTACATTAGTTTTTTCACTTTGTGAAATATTTTTATCTCTTTTGTCTTTTATCACAATAGAGTTTTCGTTGTCTGGTTTCATATAAATACCTTTAACGTCTGCCGCTGGATTGGTCGTATAACCAATCCCTAATGGATAAATTTTTCCAGTAATAAGCCTGTTTACCGTTTCTCCTTTGTCTGTTTTGCCGCATCCTCCAAAGGATCGCAAGCAACCAACCATTTCTTCCATTTCATCTGGATCAGATATGATTCTAGACTCTTCTAGGTATTCACTGCCAACAGCAATAACAAAATCAGAAAAACCAACTTCCCAACTTGTAGATATGCTGTGATACATACCTTCTCTAGGATCAACTGATTTTTCTATAGCTTCTGCGAACGTTGAGTTGGCCGATTTATAGACTAAAGCGCCTAAAGCGATATTAAATGGCTTAGTATAACCTTCTAGCTCTTCAGCTGTCATGATTCTACTTGTTCCATACTCGCTCCATCCAGCGCTTGCTATATGTCCCACGATTTTGTCTTTATCGTGTTCTATATTTGTAGGCTTATGTACAAAGTTTTTTGTGTATTCAATAGCGGTTTTGGAATCTATCCCGTCGCCATTTTTATTAAATTTATTTACAACCGCAGCATTAAATGCCACGCCAAGAAGATCAATGTTATCCTCAAAGTTAACCCCATTAGGAATTAATGATTCTAAATTGTCTAAGGAAGCTTTTGATATGAAAGATCCGCCGCCAATATCACAAGAGAAGACTTCTGCTTCAAATGTAGCTGTATATTTGTAGTTAGGCTCGTTCTTCTTCTTTCTTTTCATTACTGTGATATAAAATTGCTGCTGAGTAATTATCTAGTTCGTGCTTGGCAGATATTTCTAAAATTTCAGGTAAGACATTTAGACTTTGAATCTCTTCTAAGTTAGATACACAAGAAACAGCCTTTTGTGTCCAATTTTCAATGTCTGTAGAACAAACTACTGCCTCACACAAGCTGTCAAGCATCTTTTCATTCTTTTTGGTAAATCTTTTTATCTTCAACTCATCTTTCATGACCTTCTTTATTGAGGCTCTAGCCGTCTCTAATTCTTCAATTGTGGATTGTATGTTTTTCCTTGAATATTTAGCTTCTGAATTCTCTTGAGGTATGCCAGAAGTACCTTCTGGTCTTCCTGGTTGCCCGTCAGGTCCTTGATTGATCTCACTATCTGGGGACTCTATCATTGGGACGCCTCCGACAATAGGATTGTAAAAACCCTCTTCTCTTTCTTCTATAAACTTCTTCTGGGCTGGTGAAATCTCTTCGACCTTCGGGAACCTACCAGTATGGAACATTTCCATACCTTGTTGCGGGGTAATAACTCCTAGTTCCATTAGTCTTGTAGAAACGCGCATTAGTTGAGTTTCATCTCTCATGTCTATATCTTTAAATGTTGCAGTTGGATATGTTCTGAATCCAAGCTCCTTAGAGACACGTTTCATTTCTTTTTGCAAGAAATCTGAAAGAAAAGCATTTCTAGCCTCCTTTAGTCTGTCGATAAATATTTGGGCTTTTACTTGAGTGGCTCCGTATTTTTCCTCTCCAACAACAACGTTTTGAAGTCCTTGTTTGATATCCTCATTTAAGGTTTTATATTTTTCAGAACCAAGAACTTTATTAAGATCTGGAATAATAAATTCAGCATTTGTCGTATAATCTGAAACTAAGACCCTACCAACACTCTCGTTTTTAAATAAACTTTGCATCGCATTTAGATTTTGGGCATTAATTCCACCCTTATCTGGTTCGGCACCCATAGTGATAAGCAATATTACATTTTCAATTGTTCTTGTAATTGCTTGATCCATTTTTTTAAGTTCCATTTTAGCATTAATGTCCTCAAGAACTGGAAAACCGAAAGGTATAGCAAAAGGCTCATAATCTTGTTTCTTATAAAAAGAATGGGAAACCTTCATTGGGTCTAGTTTAATTTTTAAACCGTCAGTATTGTAATTCCCCTTTTTTACGCTTTCTTTTACCTTGTCTGGAAGAGCATCAAAGATATCTTGATCATCTTCGTTAGATGGGTTTTGCAGTCTCGACATTTCATACTCTGAAAGTATTTTTTCATAAGCTCCATCATTGAATGACGAAGCTCTAGTAGCTACAATGTCATAAGGATTCATCATTATATAACGAATTGGTATCTTGTTTGTCGCCCCATTAGTCGGGGCAATAGATTTAACCAACTCGGCGAAGTCGTCAGCCTTAAACTTGCCATCTAACCTATACAAGAAAATGTTTCCACTTCTATAATATTCTCTGAAATACTGATCCTTTAGATTACTAAGGTTTATCTTTTTAAACCATTGTTCAAAGAAATCCCTGCTCTTTTTTGTACCTCCCTCTAAAAATAAATCTGTATTTGCAAATTCAGACATTATGTCGATTGCATTTCTGAAAACGGAAACGTTAGCATATGCTTTCTGGCACAATTCAATAGCCTCACGAACATTGACTCCATCAGCAGAGTAATCGTAAGGCAATAAACCACTCCTTATACTAGAAAATCTGTCTATTGTCGGGCTAAGAGCAGACCTGTTAACTCTTGATGTCGTTTTTGTGGATGAACTAGACCTTGAATAGTTAGCCTTAGATGTTGATCTGTGTGATGCCGACGAAACATAAAAAGGGTCCCCTTCAAGCGCTGGCTCAAACGTCTCCTGGCTTTTAATTATGCTTTTTTCCTGGTCGCTATTAAACTTTGACCAGTAATCGGACTTCTTTGTATACTTTCTCTTCGCCATAATCTATTATACACGAAAAAGCCAAAAGTTTAACTTTAACTTTGCAAACTTTGACTTTAACTTTGATGCTTACCCTATAAACATTGGAGTGAAAGTAAAATCGTTGTTATCTATACTGTCATCCATCATGTCGTAAAAAATATGCATCATCCAATTACCTAATATTAAAGCCGAATAGGAGTCTTTTCTTGCCTTGTCTGCCCCACTTTGTTTTCTTAGGTTTAGCGGCAAATCAAAGCTTTGGGTGCCTTGAGTAGAAGTCGAAACTTGAACTAAAGCACATTCTACTTTAATTAAATCCATCATGTCTTTTTGATGCTCAACAAAATCAATCATTTTAGATGGGTCGGACTTATTTTCATAGTTTCTTAAAAATGTCAAATCTTTAATTGGTATCTTTGCCTTCCTCTGTCTATTGTAGTCATCGTTCATCGCCATTCCCGCAAAATACATGCGCTTATGATCAAACGAGGCTTGAAGCAGTTCGTTGGCATACCTTATCCATTTTGAAGTTGGCTTCCTTAATAAAACATATGTGCTTGTATCTTTGTTGTATTGTCTTTTTAAATCC